ATATTGACGACTTCAAAGTTGGCTATCAAACTAACAAGAAACTTATTCAACGTCAAGTAAAAGGTGGTGCAGTATTGATACCAACTATTCACGTTATTAAGTAAGGAACTTGACAAAGTATTATCACTATGGTATAATAAAGTGAGAAGGGAGAATAATGAAATTGGAACGTAAATTACAAAATATAAACGACCTTCTTGGTCCAGTGTTTAGCATTAGTGGTCTCACAGTAACACAAAGTGAACCGTTAGAATATATTTTCCTTGTGTTAACTATTATTAGTATATCACTTTCTTTGATCAGTCGCTTAATCCAAGCGATAAAACGGATTAAAACCGAAATTGATGAAGCGATGGACGATAAGAAATTGACAAAGGAAGAATTAGATGATATATCAAAAAGTGTGTTAAGTGAGTATAATGCTATTGTTGAAAGTGAAGAAGTTGGCAAACTAAAAGAAGTTATTAAAGAAAAGGAGAAAAAGGAGAAAAAGTAGATGAGTGAACTTACACTTGAAGAATTAAAACTCAAACTTGCACAAGAAGTTGAAGCAAAGCAAAAAGTAGTAGATGAATTAGAAACTGCACGTGAAACTACACAAAAATTGCTTGAAGAAACGAAACGACTTAAACAAGTTAACGCCGACCTATTCGCAAGGACGGTAGCGGGAAGTAAAGATACAACGATTAAGAAAGAACCCGCAACAATAGATGAAGTTGCTGATACCATAATCAGTAAATTAAAAAATAAAAGATAAAGGAGAAAAATTATGGCAAGACAAAAGTACAGTTTAGCCGACCTTACCGAAATTATTCGTGAAGGTTTAGGCGAACAAGGTGCGGACTTTGAACCCACCTATGAAAGTGTTAGTACACTTTTAGACAAAATTGGTTTAACAATCTCATTACAAAGTAATGTTGTTGACCACCTTGAAATGTTTGATGACGTTGTGTTATCACATGGAACAACCGTTGAAGAATATATCAATGATATGTTGGTTGTTGAAGATTACGACCCAAACGCAACACCGTTTGACAGTGAACCAGTAGACGTTAAACGGGCATATCACACTCGTAGTAAAGATAAGAAGATTACACTACCCGTGTTGAAAGCCGAAATTGACCGTGCGTTTACTTCACCCGAAGGGACGGCAAGTTTTACGGCACGACAAATTGCACGTATTGACGACACCTTCAAAAACTACAAATACGAAGCAAAGAAGATTGCGATTGGTCAAAAGTTATTACGCGACCATGCGACGTTTAATGAAAACACGGAGAAGTGGTTAACTACTGGTGTTTCTAAATGGAAAGATATTATCCGTGATGCGAAAACTACATCATTTGGTGTTGGTGAAAAACATTTAGCAAACATCAGTGTTGAAATTGGTGTTGATGAAGATGATAGTCTAATATACTCACACGCTATCATTGATAAAGCGACAAGTGAAGAGTTTATTTTAGCAATTCAATCACTTGTTGAAGATATGCAATTTTTACGTGTTGGTTATAACACCTTTGGTATTCCACAACAAACACAAAAGGAAAACCTTGTCTTACTACTTAAATCGGGTGCATTACCGATTATGAACGTACGTGCATTATCTAACGTCTTTAATAAAGAATTGTTAGGTCTTGGCATTGATGTTAAAGTGGTTGATGACTTTGGTATTGATACCAGTGTATTAGATGTTGGCAGTGACCCACTTGCAAAAGTGTACGCAGTATTAGCCGATAAACGACTTGTCCGCTATATTACTACTCGTAATGAAATGGGTGTTGACGTCATTGGTGCAAGTCTTAAAGTGGTTTACACGAAACACTTTGGTGAAAATGTTGTTACAAGCGACGCAGTGAACTATGTAGCGTTTACTGACCACCCCGAAAGGTAAGGAGAATAAATGAACACTACTATTTATCTTGGTAGTGTTAAGTGGAATAATAAATACGCACACGTCGTTGACTTTCAAACTGAAACGAAGCGACGTGCGTGGTTTATTAACAACTTCATTGAACACGCCAAAACNACNAAATTATTAGACCGTGAACAAGGTGAGTTAGAAACCGATGTTTTAACATATAATGAAATGCTTGAACGTGGTTATAACTATATGTATGTTGAAGAGTTTGATGAGCGTGTTGATAAGACTTTTAAGTGGTTTGCTTTTATCACTGCTCTTGAACGCACGAATAAAGATACGGTTATTATTAGATATGAACTTGACTACTGGCAAACATACTTCTTTAAGCCAAACGGTGATAAAGCAGTTACCGATATTTTAGACGCCTTTGTTAAGCGTGAACACGTTGACCGTTGGTCTACAACTTCCACACCAAATGTTTATAAACCTATTTATAGTCGCACGATTGAAGGACTTGAAGTAGGTGAAATGCTTAAAGAAGAGCAAAGTAGATATAACTACTACTTATATAAAAACGGTGAAAAGACTGACATTGGTGTTATACCATATTTAGTTATTCATAATGGAGAGTTGGACAAAGATATTAACATTAACACAAAAATTAACAGAATAGAACTACAAGAAACACGTATGTTTTTGATGTTTAGTATACAAACACCTAAAAATGTGTATTATCGTACCGCTATGGGTGCGGGTACATATGATGACCGTCTAATAGACAGTGCTTTTAATGGTTATCTTGATAAACACGGTAATGCGTTTGATATTAAAAACTTTGACACTAAACTTGATAATATTATTAGAATTATTAAATTAAATTACTTACCTTTTAAGTTAATCATTGATGAAGAAAATGCTAATGATATGTTTATCTCTACCATTGATGATACGATGTTTCAACCCCCAATTAGATATGTGCGTTTACGTCCACTATCATATAGAAAAACGTGGGACGATAAAACTTATCATGCGTTGTTAATTGCAATATATCGGCATATTCCTTATACGGACAATACACGACGTTATCAAATTGGTGAAATAAAACTTCCTTTACTATCACATATAGTTAGTCTTTACGATTATGCGTCTATGTCGTATGAACCTAAACTTGATACACGTGAGTTTACATATAATGTAATATCAAGTAGTAAAAGTGAAAATCTAATGTTGTATTATGAAAACTTTAATGATGATGTTAAGTTATATATTAACAACTCACTTGATGTATGGACTTATGATGAACTGGTTATAACTAATTATGGTAATGATGATGTGTTTAACAACTTGCGTACTAAACTTAATAATGAGTTAATGTTATCTAATGACGCTTACCTTAACTATATTAAAAACAATAGAGAACAAATACAAACAACGCAAACACTTAATGCAACTAAAACNGCAGNTGGTGTTGCTTCTATTGCGGTTGGCAGTGCATTGATAGCCAGTAGTGTAGCCACTGGTGGTGCGGGTATTGGTATGGGTTTAGGTTTAATCGCTGGTGGTCTTGGCTCAACAGTGAGTGGTGTTGGTAATGTATACAGTGAAATGTCTAAACAATATGATTATAAAAATAAGGTAGATGAAGTAAAGAGTAGTGCAAACACTTTAATGATTGATATTGCGGAAGGCAAGGACAAGTATTACCTAACTAAATATAAAATACACGATAAGTATAGAGAGCGTGTTTATCAATTATTTATGAAACAAGGGTATTTGGTTAATGAGTATCGTAAGCCAAATCTTACAAGTCGTTATTACTACAACTATATTCAATGTAGTTATGTGGAGTTGAACCCACAAGCAATACCACAAGACGCCGTAAGACGTATCATTGAAAACATTTACTTAAATGGTACAACAATATGGCACTATCGCAACCCAAACGATTTTAGGTTTATTGATTATAGATTTGAGAATTGGGAAATGTCACTTATTACAAGTGAATAAGGAGAAATTATGGCAAAAATAAGAACACAAAAGAATAGATATGAACGTCGTAAAGCAATGAGAGAAACGGCACGACGTGTTAATAAGATTATTGATTACTTTTATAACACNGCAACGTCTATCTTCTCTTATGAGTTTGAAGGTGTATCAAAGATGACAAACAACTTGATGAGTAGAGAAGTTGAACACTTACTATTCAATCACGGTTGGGCAACGATATTTAGAGATAAAGACGGTATAGTTAAAATTGGTAAAGTCGTTGGCTTTGGTAAACTTGGCATTTATCGTCAGTTTGTTGAGTGGTCCGCCGTATTGGCTAATGGACAAACCGTACACGGACTTAATGAAACAAACGCCGTGATTATTTATAATAACAAGTCAAGATTGAGTACACGTTATATGATTGAAGATGATATTAGGAATATGATTGACGTTGATACATCAATTATACAACATATTAAAGCAGTGCGTGTACCATTTGTATTTAGTGGTAATGAAGAAGATATGTTGGCATTTAAGACTATGTGGGAAAGTGTCGTTGACGGTGAAGGTGCTTTCTTCCTTGATAGTGAAAGTAAGACGGGACAAGGTGAACCGTTTAGAGTATTTAACAGTGATGTTGATTACAAAGGCGATAAGTTGATGATGTTGTATGAAGCGTTTGAAAATAGAGTATTTACATTGTTAGGTATTCAAAGTAATCGTATTGATAAGAAGGCACAAATTGGTGAAACCGAAGTGAATAAAAATGATGATGTGATATTGATAAACTTTGAAGCGTTTAATAGTGAGCGTGAAAGTGCTATTGAAAGTTTGAAGGAAATTGGTATCAATGTTAAACTTAATATCAATAAGTTTTTAATAAAACAACGTGATGAAGATAAACAAAAATCACAAAGTGAAGGGAAAAAAGATAATGAATAAAGCAAGATATACAATGACAATCGGGTACATTGTTGAAAAATATGATATTTTTGACTTTGACTATACACCAGTTGGTGTTAGTAAGGAAAGATTAGAAAAAGCATTTATTGACTATTACGCCTATCGTGAAATTGCTTTTGAAACGTATGAACAATGGAAGTTGAAGTTTACGTTGTTATGGCAAGAGATGATATTGAAATATAATCCTTTGTTTAGTAAGATTGTTGACGCTTATACAACTTATAAGAGTACGACAACCAGTATTACAAATACACAAGGAAAAAACAAGAGTGAGAATAAACATATGCCGACACCAATTACTAATCAAGTGAGTGATGAAGCAGTACCGTCGGCGTTTACAATCGGTGAAGGTGAAAGTGAAGCAACTGGTGAAATGGAAAGTACAAACAAGAAACAAACCAAGAGTGATGTTGAAATGATTGGTGAGTATATTAAAACATATCAAACGGTTATTATTATGTTTTTGAAAGAGTTTAACAAGTTGATGTTTAAGAGATATTAAAGGAGAATAAATAATATGAAATATAAAAATATAGTGGCTATGCTACCAAATGAATTAAGAGAAATATACGACCAAGTCTTTGATCAAAACTTTACCAAAGGTTATACAATGTTGGAGTATGTAAATAAGATGTTAGAGTTTAACATTTTAGTTTTTGATTATATTAAAACTTTAACACAAGGACCACAAGGTGATACTGGACCACAAGGTGATACTGGACCACAAGGTCCAAAAGGTGATAAGGGTGAAAAAGGTGATAAGGGTGAAAAAGGTGATAATGGAAATGGTTTTGGTGATAGTTATGGTGTTGAGGTGGCGTGGGCTTTACCAACAACGAATAAGACGTTTAAGTATTATATAACGACTGATGATAGTACATCAATTGATAGTGATGACTTTGTTGATGGGTTATGGGTAGATGATGGTGTGAATATATATCAGCATATTGTTGTTAGGGTTGGTGATATAATTTATATAACATATAAAGGTGGTAATAATTATATTGTAATACAACAAACCCACAACGATATTACAACTTCAAATATATATATGCATTCAATGATAGAACCACAATTGTATTTGCGTAGTCAACGCTTAAAGGCGGTTAGAATACTTTAATGAAATGGAACTTGGAAGCGTATATTGAGTGGAAAAATAAAAGACATTGGTATGATGTAAGACCAGTGTTGTCGTATAATGCTCTATATAATTTTATCATTGGTTTAAGAAATAGTGGTAAGACTTACGCTTTCAAGGTGATGTGTGTTGATAACTTCCTTAAACGTGGTAAACAGTTTATATGGTTAAGACGACAAGTAAATGAAAGTGAAGAAGCCGTAAAAGGCTTCTTTGACGCAATAGCCGATAATGAATACTTGAATAGTGAATATGGTGAGATTAAATACTTTATTAAAGGTAATGAATTGTATATCAATGATAAGAAGGCGGGAGAAGTGTTGGCACTTGCACAATCACAACTATATAAGAGTAGAGAGTTTAAGGAAGTGTATAACATTGTCTTTGATGAGTTTATTAGTGAAGGAACACGAAGGGCTTATCTACCAAATGAAGTCAATGTGCTTAATGGTATTGTNTTAACGATAGCAAGACATAAAGTTGGTGTAAGAGTGTTTATGCTTGGTAATAGTGTTAAGTTTAATAACCCTTATATGACTTACTTTAAGATTAAACCGTTTACAAATGGTATTAGACACTTTAAGAAGAAGGGTGTTTTGGTGCAAATGTATCTTAACAAGTATATGGTGATTAAGATGATGAATAGTAAGTTTGGTGCATTGATACAAGGGACTGACTACTTTGACTTTGCGATATTGAATAGGTTTAAGGACTTGGACACAAAGTTTATTAGTAGGAAAACAAAGAATAGTAGGTATATGTGTTCAATTAAATATGATGGTTTGGTGTTTAGTTTCTATATAGATAAGGAAAAAGACTT